TGACAACTTTATCTGGAAAATTTAAACCTGGAGAAACAATTTCAGATGAAGATAATAATACTGCTAGAATTGCAGTTGAGAATACAATTTCTCATTTTGTAGTAACTAAACCTAAAACAGGATATCCCGCAAATAATACAACGATTAATATTAATGATGTCAACTACGACGGATCTAAAATATCTTTAGGAATTTCGGCTGATAAGTTATATAAAGTTTCTATTGCAGATAGAAATTCTTTCTTAGAAGAGTTCACTAATCCTCCAAGTGTAAGAGCAATTGTTAGCGGTTTGACCGGACAACCAACTGGTGAGGCAGAAGCTACAATTGTTCCAATCTTATTTACAGACACAGTATTACAATACTCTAAAGATAATGTAAAATCTCTTTATTCAGTATTTGGATCGGGAAATGAAAATGAATTTAGTGCTGATGTTGATCTCAATAGAGAAAAATATGTAAGTATAAAGCAAGTATCTTCATTTACTTTTTCGGGAACTAAGGGTTACAAATACGTAGAATCAAATGGGTTTGGTGACGATGCATCTGCATATGTAAGACAAGGAGACTTAGTACAATTTACAAATTCATTAGGTAAAGTTAATAGGTCTATTGTACAATTTACAACTAGTGCAGGTGGAACAAGTAGAACAAGAATTTATTTAGATTCAGCATTGCCTGAAGATGTTACAAATTCATCTGTAGTTTCAATAAAACCCGTACAAGATAATTCTTCATCTTCTACATTAATCTTCCCAACAGGTAGTAAGCAAATTAAAACATTAGTAAAAGATGTTTCTGATTCTAAATTTAAATATTATTCCCGAAGAGATTTTGTTGTAGAAGCATCTTCAAGTGGAGGTATTATAACATTTGCTGCTCAACTGCCATTTGGCACACAAAGATTTACTTCTTACACAAAAGAAAATTATATATTTACTATATTAAAACAGGGAAGTGCAGTTAATGTTTCCAAAGGAGACATCCTTTATATTGATGAAAGTTATGTAGATATTGAGACTTCTACAGATTCCACTAGCGGTTTGACATCCGGAAGTATTACATTAAGATTGCCTGATAATTTCTTTGGTGATAATATTAGTTCTCCTTTCCCTACTATAAAATTAACGGCGACTTTAGAAACATCAAAAGCAAAACCAAGAATAAAAACATCGGTTCAAAATAAGAGAATTGTAATTGCTTCTGGTGGAGATAAAATTATTCCGCTGAGAGGTTCAGATTATGATTCGGAAGACACTCAACAATTTAGTTATTCTGATGCATATAAACTAAAATATGTTTATGTTGGTGGAGCAAATCCCCCAGTTGTAGATTTATCGGGCAAATTAATTAGTGGAGAAGATATAACAAATAGATTTACATTTGATAATGGTCAAAGAGATACATTTTATGATGTTTCCCGACTTATTCTTAAACCTGGATCTGATGCTCCAACAGGTCAATTAGTAGTTGCATTTGATTATTTTGAACATTCACAAGGTGATTTTTGCACCGTTGATTCGTATTTACACGAAGCAGGTGTTGGGGAAGAAGAAATTCCAGTATTCAACTCTGTAATTTATGGCAATCTTTCTCTCAAAGACGTAGTTGATTTTAGACCAAAAGTAGATAATTCAACTACTATAACCGGTTTCCAAGATACTTCACTTCTATCAAAATCTAATTTTATAAGTTTCCTTGGCTCTGGTGGTGTTTCTAGTAGCACACCAGCAGTAGATTCTAATATTGAATTTACATTATCATTTAGTCAGAGCGAATACTTAGATAGGATTGATGGAGTATTCCTTACAAAAAAAGGTAATTTTATTATTAAAAAAGGAAATTCATCTTTAAATCCAGCAAAACCAGAATCTGTAAATGATAGTATTCCATTATATTATCTTTACCTTCCTGCATTTACTAATTCTAGTGAAGATGTAAAAATAATTCCTGTTAATAATCGTCGTTATACAATGCGTGATATTGGCAAATTAGAAAAACGTGTTGAAAGATTAGAGCATTATACTACCTTGAGTGTATTAGAGCAACAAGCTTTGAATATGCAAATTAAAGATAATGTTGGAATTGATAGATTTAAATTAGGTTTTATTGTTGACAATTTTGAATATCACAAGGTGGGTAATTTTTCTTCAATAGATTATAAATGTTCTATTGATACTCAACAATCTGTATTAAGACCTGAAGTAAGAGAAGATTCTATAAACATTGAAGAAATTTATCAAACTGATGACGAAAGATCATTATACGGATATGTAAACAACAACGGTATCGTTACACTACCATATTCAAATTTAAATTTAGTCAGCAATCAATTTGCAACTAAAAAAATTAATCCAAATCCATTTATTGTAATTCAGTATGCTGGAGATGGACACTTAAATCCACAAGTTGATACTTGGTTTGATGATTCCAAAAAACCTTTAGTTGTAAATGATAATGTCGGGTTATTTTCTATCTTCTCAGCAAAAGAAGATGCATATACTGCAGTATCATCAATATACAATAATTACAGTATAAATTGGATTGGTGTAAACAGAACTTTCTATAATATAAATCCATTATCATCCACAGCATATGAAAATGCAATATCAAGTGTTAATATTGCATCAGTTTCTAGTAGTTCAAATATTACTCCACAGAATTACGAACTAGCTCAAGGGGTAGATAAAAAAATTATTGGAGATAGATCTGTCTTAAATTCAATTCAATACTATGCAAGACCTCAAGTTGTTAAATATACTATTTCTAGGTTAAAACCAAAAACTAAATTGTTCGTATTCATGGAAGGAGTAAATATTGGAAGATGGATTAATCCTGATTCTAAATTTACTGGTATTGCAGGAAATTCTTCAACAACATTTAATAGTGTGGTTACAACTGATGATAATGGAAATGCAAGTGGGATTATAATAATTCCATCTGGATATGCTCCGGTTGAAGGTTCTAGATGGAAAAATGATTTAAACAATTTAAATTATGATGTTAATAGCAATCAGTTAAAATTCCCTGTAGGGGTAAAAACAATTAGATTTACTTCTAGTTCTACTGATGAAGATAAAGGTTCTGTAGAAACATATGCAGAAGTAAAATATTATGCAACTGGTATTATTCCGCAAAATCCTGCATCTATTATTTCAACTAAACCATCGTATTTTAAAGCAAATGAAGGAATTCAGTATATTGATAGCAATACAGATATTGAAGTAAAACCAAATCCTTTAGCACAAACCTTTAAAGTTGAAAATTATGAAGGTGGGGTATTTGCTACAGGAGTAGATTTATTCTTCAATACTAAGAGTTTAAATATTCCTGTCAGAGTTTATCTAACAGATGTAAATATTGGTAAACCATCTAAAAATATTGTTCCTGGAACTGAATGCTATCTAAATCCAGAAACAAAATTAAAAGTATTTGCAAATGGTTCTCTTTCTTTAAAAATTGGAGAAACTATTGACGGATTTAGATCTGGAGCATCAGGTCCTTTACTTAAGGTATTAGATAAAAACAATTCAGAAGTAGTTGCTTCATCTGAAGGTATCGTAAGTTTAAATAACGAGCAAATTTATACGTTAATTCTATCTAATCATAATGGAAGAGATTTTTTCCAAAATGAATTACTTAGCACAGAATATTTAACTTCTGAAAACAATAAAAATTCTACTAATTTAACTTTAACTATTGCAAAAGATTCTGGAAAAATTTCACAACTTACAATTGAATCTACTGGAATTAATTATGACAGTGCAATTCTCTCTATAGAAAGTCCTCAACTGCCAGGAGGAGCGACTGCAATCGCTACATGTAGAGTTGATGATGGTAAGATATACCACACTGATATTACGCTTGCTGGCAGAGGATATACAGAAAATCCAGCAATTGTTATTAAAGGTATTGGTACTGGTTCTTCTGGTGCTGTAATAAAATCCAAGATTGAAATTGATACGCCTGCAGTTATTATGGGTGTAGCAACAGATGATTTTAATACATTTGGTGTTGCAGATTCTATTACTCCATCAAGGTTTAATTTTAAGCATCCCGTTTACTTACAAAACAATACAGATTATGCTCTTGTGATAGAAACAGATTCTATAGATTACCAAATCTGGGCATCCAGACTTGGAGAATCTGATGTATCTTCAAATGTAACTGTTACTACACAACCGGCATTGGGATCTTTATACAAATCTCAAAATGTAGATAATTGGACCGAAGATCTATTTGAGGATATTAAATTTACTCTTCACAGAGCAGAGTTTGATATTAGCAGAGTGGCAGATTTGTATCTCAAAGAAAGTACTTTGGGTTATGAAAAATTAAATAATAATGCTATAGAAACATCAGCAGTTTCAGAAGCAAC